GCGGCTACGTGTGAAGCTTACAGACAGTACATGGTGGGTGCAGTAGGATTTGTTTGGGTTGTTATACTACTGACATGACTATGCTGGCACTAGGTTCATGGAGGTTTTTTTATGATATTTCCCTCTAAAGGGATAACGGGATTGAGTTCCCCAAACCTGCCTAGTGCCAGCGACTATTTTAACCCTAATGAAAGGAATACAATGAAAGTAAAGTTAGCAGAAGCACTCTTGCGGCGTAAAGAGTTGAATGATAAAGTGCAGCAATTGCACCAAATAAAGTCAGACGCATTTTTTGAGATGCGGATCGAGCGGATTAAAGTGACAGACTCTCTGGATGAGGTTCGAGCACATGTGCCATTCCTTAAAGCGAATGAGATCACACAGGAGTACGACTACTATGCTGGACAGTTGCGTAAGCTTGATGCGTCTATCCAGAACGCAAACTGGGTAACAGAGATTGACGTGGATGACAAAGCTATGACTCAATTTACTGAACAGTAATTTCCATAATGAAGGGAGATCAAAGGCGTAGAGGAAAGGCAGGCACGGTAGCCTTAATATCGTAGAATTATCGGTAATTCGTTGCAGTAAAACACTATTCTAAAATGTTAAAACTCATGGTTGTTGGTTCGAATCCAATCTACAGATTCTTGCTGTAGTAGCTCAATTGGGAGAGCACGAGACGGAAAGCGTTATCTGAGCGTTAATTCAGAGGAACATTGACTATCCGAATATTAGAACTCACAACATCTGAATATTAGAACACTCGAACAAAGAATACCCGAATAACAGAACATCGATTAACCAACCTCTGATTTGATCTCCCTTTTTTATTTATGTAAGTAACAAGATACAGTACCGATTTATCATGGAAAAAAAAGAGGTTACATGCCATACTGAATATGGCACAATCACATTTAAAGGGAACCTTGTGCCTAGATTCAAGGCAACATTGGAATCATATCACGAGGGGCTGAATGAGTTTACACTAATAAATGAGAGATCGCATTGGGCTACACTTAGGATACAATTACCCGCAGTGCATGCGGCATTGAACTGCTTAACAGACCACAAAGGGTTAGGCAATAAACCAAAAATAACAATTACGATAGATGAATAAGGTAACAAGATACAGTACCGACTACGGAGAAGTAGATTTTATTGGTAACCCGCCTCTATTTGATGAGATATTGCATGCGGATCAGAAGTCAGTGCGTAAGGCACATGACCTGAAGAAACAGCAGAGAGAGATTGGTGACGCTTTGGAAAACTTACAGAACGTACTATTCCAGCAAATGGGTGTGATGCCTAAGATCACGATATGCCTAAAGTAACCTATGCCGATGAAGTAATCCCTGACTTTGGGATACCTTTCCCCACTGGTAAGCTGCGAGTGGAAAAGGGAGAACTCAAACTGGCACTATCGCCAGAAGAGATACAGGCTACACCAGATGAGGAGTTGCAGACACTCTTTGACTTGATGGAGAAGCAACCGATACTGGAGAAGCAAGATCCAGTAAAGTACGGGTGGACACTAGAGAGTTGGCGTAGGGTAATGGAGAATTGGAAGGATACCAAGATACACATCATCCTTGGTGGAAATCGGTGTATTACAGGTGATACGCCCATCTTATGTGCAAAAACGGGGGTAGAACGCCCTGTGAGTTCCATAAAGGGGGAGCATGAGGTGCTTTCTATGTATCGTGGCGATGTTGCTATCGCAAAAGCTGGAGAACCTTTTCGCAAGGGAGTGTTGCCAATTTTGCGTGTAACATTGGAAGATGGATCAAGTTTTCGATCTTCTTTTTGGCATATGGTTTGGGATTCAAATGGGATTTGGCGACCCGCACATTCCTTGCGTGTTGGAGACGGGCTTTCCCTTCACCCGTCCATGATGGGCATTTCCCTGAAATCGTGGCGGAAAGATGTGCCGCATTCGTTTCAAACACTTGAAGATTTGATGGATGATTGTTTTGAACATTCCCATCTATGTGATGAACTACTTCATGCTGCTTTAGAGTCCTGCCTAGTTGCTTTTCAGCGACGATACGATGCTCCCATACATAGCACTGCTTTCGATAATATCCCCCTTCTGATTTCTGCTCTCGCTTCTTATTCTCGTTTCGGCACGAAGGGTGGTCAGGCATATACACTTTCACATAGCCAGAGCCAGAGACTACTTTCCCACCTTGCCAATTTGGATGCAGCTTCCCAGATCTGGGGCCAGTTCTTTGACATTTTATCCCGTGCTTCTTGCAGACCTTGTAAATCAGCTTCGGGGTCACTCTCGGATCGAGGTGTTTGGAAAGATGATCTGCAATCCATTGTTGAGTGCGTCCTTGATTTATCCAGTCACGGATCTGCGAAACTGGATAGTTTATACAATTATGTTTTGGCATATGAAAGAAATTGGGCGGCAATTAGTAGTTTGTCAAATACTATTACCTCCATAGAGCGTGTAGGTAAAGAGGAAGTGTGGGATATGGAAGTTGAATACTCGCATAATTACTACGCCCAAGGTTGCTTCCATCACAACAGCACGAAGAGTACGTTCGCCAATAGGTTGCTGGTGGATATGGCACAGAAGATTGATGAGGCTAAGATTTATCATTGGCACGATAACGAGGAACGTTCTGTAGTAGACGCACAAGCCACGATCTTTAACAGCTTGCCATTTGATCTACGTGAGAAGGGACAGAAGCGTGGAGGACAGAATTATAGCGTTACGTATAACCAGAAGACAGGATTTGTCGGAAGGCTACCCACATGTATCTTGCCACCACGAGATGGCATCGACAGGGGCAGTAGCATCTTCTTTAAGTATTACACGCAGTATTTGCAGAACCAGCAGGTAGCGGAGGGATTCAATGCACACATCATAGAGATGGATGAAGAATGTCCTTTGAAGTTATTTCAGACAATGATTCCCCGTACAGTAGACTTTCATGGTAGGATCATCCTGACCTTTACCACATTGCAGGGGTGGACTCCATTGATTGCAGAACTACTCAAGGGTGCAGAGACAGTGGCGACTCGGTACGCACCGACAGAAGGCAGGGAGTTACCAGTGGAGCAGATATGTCATGCTTGGCCATCAGCTCGCATTTACTACTGGTGGACACAAGACAATCCGTTTATCGACTCACACCACTTGGTTGAACAGTACGTCAATCAACCTGTAGAAGAGAGGTTAGCTAGGTTGTATGGTATTCCTACAAAGACACAGCAAGGCAAGTTTCCGAAGTTTAATAAGGATGTAAATGTCGTACCGCACGGAGAGATACCATTTATCAAACATCCCGATAAATATCCAGTCACTCGATATTTTATCACTGATCCAGCAGGCACTAAGCCTTGGGTTGCAGTATGGATTGGAGTTATAGGAGATGGTCGGGTGTATGTGTATCGTGAATCACCAACAGAAGAATGGTGTCAACCACATGTCAACAACGCTGGTACACCAGTAGGCAAGCCGAGTGTAGGACAGAAACCCAACGGATGGGGCTATTTACAATGGAAGGAACACTTCTTAGGACTTGAACAAGACGAGGAGATTATCCAACGTATCTGCGACCCTGGTTTTGGAACCCAGAAGGTAACAAAGACTGATGGACAGACAGACCTGTTCTCAGAAATGGCGGCATTAGACTTCCATATGGTTCCAGTGTATCGTGGTGACGTAGAGGCAGGAGTGGCAAAGATTAATGATCTCCTAGCATGGGATGATCGCAAGCCGATGTCTGTGATAAACAGACCACAACTGTATGTGAGTGACCAGTGCCAGAATACAATTAACTCGATGCTGGAATACACAGGGTGCAGTAAGGAAGAACATTTTAAGGATTTTGTGGATACGATTAGATATGGCGTAACTAACGGACTGCACTACTGTGAAGAAGGAAATTTAACTTGCACTGGCGGAGGTGGTTATTGATTTGACTAGATATTACTTAGAGTATATGGGTTGGCTATGGATTTGATTACAGACGAAAATATGACAGATGTTCCCAAAAGCGGGGAACCAGATATACCTTTTTTACAAGAGGCGTACAGTCGCACAGTGCATGACCTCCAAGAATGGGTTGACCAGCGGGAGCGGGATTACTACACACGAAACTGCAAGTGGGACGGCAAGAGTGAA